TTTTTGAATGTGTGTACGTCATAGACGGACAGTGAAAAGAACGGGTGTTCGGTTGGTGCGTTTAAGGTAGACAATCAATACAATAAGTGATATAATGATATAGAGGAGTGATAATATGAAACGTAAAAAAGAAAATAAAGAAAATGTAAGAATCAGTTGGAGAGATTATGACCGCCAATTCAAAGAAGCACAAGCGAAAAAATGGGCGAAGCGTGCTAGCCAACGTTTAAGAGAATTAAATAAAAGGAATATGTATTCATACGCAACTGAAAGTGCCCAAGCCTATTTTAAACGTTCAAAATTAACAGGTTTTACAACATCAGTTAGGAACATGACAGAATCACAGTTAAATGGTTATCTAGCAGAATTAGAAAATTTTTTAGACTTAAAAACCTCAACTGTCAGAGGTGCTAGAATAGCTACAAGAGCGATTATAGAAAATTTAAAAAATAAGGGTGTAAATAGTGACAGATTAGAGGGGCACGAGCTAGAATTTGAACAATTTTTACATTCAGAACAATTTAGAAATCTTAAAAAGCTGATAGATTCAGATATATTATTTGAGGACATACAAGACGCCTTTGACGAAAACATATCAATAGATAATATAATGAGTGCATATGAGAGTTTTTTAACACAAAATATCGGGTTTGATGAAGTGGAGCAGATAAGACGTGACAATCAAAATAAAATTATGAGAGGTAATAATGTTTGAAATTGATATACATAAAATTGATGGTAATGTTTCACGTGAAACAATTTATAATATTTCAGATTTTCCATATGATAAATTTAAGTACTCTGCTAAAATTAGAAAAGGTGGAAAACGCAGACGAAATTATTATGATTTAGTTGGAGCATTTGATATTGAGACAACCACAATTAAAAATATTGAAAAGCCTTATGGCTTTATGTACATATGGCAATTTTGTCTTGAGGACTGTGTATGTATGGGTAGAACATGGGAAGAATTTATTTATTTTATTGAGCAATTAAATAAAACTCTTATGTTGTGTAAAACAAATAGGTTAGTTATTTATGTGCATAATTTAGCTTATGAATTTCAATTCATACATAATTTTTTACAAATTGATGAATTGTTTGCAAAAGATAAAAGAAAACCATTATATTTTTATGCAAATGGAATTGAATGGCGTTGCTCTTATTTTTTATCAAATATGTCACTTGCTAAATTCTGTGAAAATTCTGAACTATGTACATATTATAAAAAAGACGGTGAAGAATTTGATTATTCAAAAATTAGAACTCCAAAAACAGAACTTGTAAATTATGAATATGAATATTGTTATTGTGATGTAAGAGGTCTTGTACAATGTATACGTTCTTTATTAAAAGACGATACAATCGTATCAATTCCTTTAACAAACACTGGATATGTTCGCAGATATTTCAGAAATGAAATGAAAAAAAATCCGAAAAATCGTTATAATTTTTTAGATATGAAATTAACATCCGAACAATATTCTTTATGTAAAAAAATATTTAGAGGTGGGAATACGCACGCTAGCCGATTCTATGCTGATATGATTTTACAAAATGTTGCTTCGAAAGACGAACAATCAAGCTATCCTGCTTGTATGATGCTAGATTACTTTCCGGTTTCAAAATTTATGTCTTGTAGTTTAAATAATTTAGAAAGTTTTGAAAAGTATATAAAAAAATATTGCATAATAATGACAGTAGATTTTTATAATATCGAATTGTCAGATGATGAACCGATACCGTATATCGACATTGCTCATTGTGAAAAACATTCTAAAATAATAAATGATAATGGTAGAGTTTTAAAAGCGGATTTTATTAGAATTTCAATAACTGAAATTGATTTTAATATTATCAAAAAACAATATAAATTTTCAGAGTTTTCAGTATTGACAGCGTTTTTTGCTAAACGTGGAAAATTGCCGAAAGAGTTCAGAGAGGCATTGATGTTCTGGTATTCTAAAAAAACAGAGTTAAAAGGTGTTGAGGGTTCGGAGTATGAGTATATGAAGTCAAAAAATCGTGTCAATTCATCATTTGGTATGATGGTTTCTAATATCGTCCATGATGAATTTATATTTGATGGTTTGCAATGGGATTGCGAAAAAGCAGATACACAAAAAGGTTTAAATGAATTTTATGAAAATCGCAATAATTTTCTATCATATCAACAAGGAATTTATGTGACAGCACACGCACGTAGACGTTTACAAGTAGGGATTGACATTCTAAAAGACGATTTAATATATACAGATACAGACAGCCTTAAATACTTAAATCCTGAGAAATACGAAGACATATTTGCTAAAATCAATGCCAAAATAATAGAAGATTGCGAAAAATCAGACATTCCCGCTTACGCTATAAAAGATGGGAAAAAATACTATTTAGGCATTTTTGATACAGAGCCTACATATACAGAATTTAAAACTTTAGGGGCTAAAAAATATTGTGGCTCACATTTTAATAAAAAAGGAAAAGAAGTATTTGAGGTAACTGTGGCAGGAATGTCAAAAGAAAAAGGTTCTATAGAAGTTGGTTCTTGTGATAATTTTTTAATCGGTTCTACTTATGAAAATGTGGGTAGAACTGTTAGTTATTACAATGACTATTCAGCACCTTTTAAAATTACTGTAAATGGAGACACATTTACAACTGCTTCGAATATTGGAATTGTAGAAACAACTTACACTTTAGGAGTCACAAATGAATATTGGGAACGAATAGTTGAAAATATAGACAAATTAGAAATATAATTTTCTAAGAATTTTGTGCAAAATTATGACTTGCATATTTTTTATAATCATGTATAATATAATTATCAAATAAAACAAAACAATACAAGAAAGAGAGGAAATGAACTATGTATAGGAGAGCAGTTGTAAATGAACTTAATGAAATTATATGTTGGTGTAACGATTAACAGATATTGAAATAAAAAGTATTTTATTTTCACATCCAGAATATAAAATATCATGTATTGAATTATAGAAGTGAGGATTAAAAATAATGATAGCAATAGAATATAAAAAAGCAATGGCGGACGTAGTGTCCGCCTACAAGGAAAAACATATTGAGGGCTCTTTATATAATAGCGGTTTTCACTATTATATTATATATGACGTGTACGGTTATTCAAAAGTTTTAATAAATAATGCACACCATTTAACGCGAGATGATGTATTAGAAAGAGGTTTCTCTGAAAATGCAATAGCAGATATAAGATATACAATGAATTTTAAAACTTTTGAAATTGTATGTTATACGGATTTTCAAAAAATTTTTGACGCGCTATTATATTTATATATAGATGCCAAGGGAGTTAGTTGTATTAAAGTATCTGATTATTATTTAGATTGTATTTTAAAATTACTTGAATAAATTTTAAAAAAATGCTTGACAAATCTACTATAATTTGATAATATATAACATAGAAACAAGGAAACACAACACAGAAAGTAGAGGTAAAAAACATGAGTTTACAAGAAATCAAAAAAGAGTTAGTAGAGAAAGAAGTAATTAAATCGGAGCACGAAGTAATCGCAGTAAGACATCATGTATTCTGCGGAGCGTCAACATTAAGATATGAAGCTATTGTTTTATCTGAAAATTTTATTCCTTATTCAGTATTAGCTCACAAAAGCGGAAAATACTCAATGGCGGATTATGATTTACGTGAATATGAGGAAGTTTAACTTCCTCTATATAAATAAAAATATTAAAGAAAAGAGGTTAAAGAAATGGCAAAGAAAACAGATTCAGAAAAAAAGGAAAAGAAAATCACAAGGTCAATTATCGACAGTTATACACATGCTGTATATATTGACACTGATGGAGTGTTGGCACTGAAAACAACAGTAGACAGCGACAAAAAAATACTGTCAGATAAGGACAAAAAAACCATCATGTCGGAATTAGGTGTTGACAATGCAGTAATCACATTACAGTCTGAAAATTCGACACGTTATGAAATTAGCGTTGAGGATTTCAAAAAATATGCAACAAAAATAGACGAATAAGAAAGAGAGGATTAAAACATGAAAATTTTAGAAAGCGTTGGAATGGAGAAAAGGGATTTTGTAAAAGCAGGAGTAGCTACTAGCACAGTGCAAGAATTTGACGGTGAAAACATCACATTGACCGGAGTTTTGATTGGAGAGAAACCGGACAAAGAAACCGGAGAAAATCGAGAAGTGGTATGCTTAAAAACGTCCGAAGATGAATTTATCAGTAGCATTTCGACTACAGTAAAAGAAAGCATCACAACAATCATGGAAGCGTTTACACCAGAGGAATTTACGGCAGGTATTCCGATTGTTATAAAATCACGAAATTCAAAGGCAGGAAGAAAATTCTTCTACATTGATTTACAGTAAAAAATATTGTTTCACGTGACACATTTTAGAATTATGTTTCACGTGAAACATTTTTAAGAGGTGTTATATGTTAGCAGAAAAACAGATTGTAGAAATTTGTAATGAAATCGACAAATTGATAAAAGATAAACCGTATTACAACGGCAGAGAATTATTGTTACATAAAGACATTGATAAAAAACCACAAATTATGAATATAATAACATCGAACCGTTCAGCAGGAAAAACAAGCTATTTTTTGATGTTTTCCTATTTCTTGAAAAAATTATATAACAAAAGGACGGTTATGTTTTTTCGATATACTTATGAAGTTTCAAACGCACATTCTGTATATACAGATGTTGTCAATCAATATGCTTGGGGCGATAAATTAAAAAGTGTAAAAATCGTAAATGATTTGCTATATGAAATGTTTATTGATGAAGAAAGTATAGGCTACGCTATGCGTTTAGGCAACGTAGATACTCTTAAAAAATTTAGTCCATTATTTGCCGACATTGAATTTTGCATGATGGACGAAATGCAAACCGAAAGTGGAAAGTATTTAAAAAAAGAAGTTCAGAAAATGCAATCCCTTATGTGGACTATCGGCAGAGGTGGGGGAGTTCAAAAAAGAGATATATTGATTTGTTTGATAGGTAATCCGGTCAGCCTTTTAAATCCTTATTTTATCGCACTAGGAATACATACCAGATATTCTGATAATACGCATTTTCTACGTGGAAAAGGTTGGGTTGCCGAATTTAATATCAATAAGGCAGTTATGTCTCAATCAAATGTCAGTTCTGATATTTTCGATACTGATTATAATGACTATGCAACAGATGGTACTTTTTTAATCAACGCTGATAGTTTTATTCAAAAACCGGACGGTAAAAGTAAGTACTTATTCACGATTATTTACGATAATATATTACTTGGCGTTAGGGAATTTTTAAATGATGGAATTATTCATATTTCAAACAAGCCGGATAGTACTTGTAATACCATTTTAGCATTTAAAGCAAGCGACCATAACCAAATGACAATATTATTAAAACGTGCAAGCTATTCTTTCTCTTTTATTCGTGAAGCGTTTGAAATGGGGAATCTACGATTTTCAGATATTAAAACAAAGAATATCATTTTTGAAATTTTAGCAATAGATATTTATAAATAAATTTTTATAAAAGGCTTGACAGAATACATATAAAGGTGTATTATAATACTTGTAAGGAACAAAACAACACAGAAAGAAAGAGGAAAAAAGCATGACAAAGAAAACACATAACAAAATGGAGAAATTATTTACTACAAAGTTAAGCGAATTATTAAATTTAGTTTCTGTTTATGATGATTTATCAGAAAGACGTTATTGCGAAATCAAATTAAAAATTAACTTAGAAGAAATTAAAACTCTTAGTGAATTAGAATTATTTGAGTTTATGATTACTACATTTTCAGCAACAACATTAGAGTTGTATTTCAATGAAATGTTGACAGTTGAAAATTATAGACAAAATAGAAGATTAGTAGATATTTTGTATGTTTTAATCGGCGGCAGAGAGGTAGAATTAAAAAACGGTCTTTAAGCGGTCTAACCGCTTTTAGATAAATTTGGAACTTGTGAAATGCGTCAATACCACGCTGGAACAATGCGGACGTGCCGACTGTGGTTAGTCGGTACAAGTTCCAAAATATTAAAAGAAAGAGGTGAAAGAATGCAGGAAGTTTTGACAATTATCAATACTGTAGGTTTTCCGGTTGCCATGTGCGTTTTCTTATGTTGGTACATCAAGGACAGCTCAGAGAAAAACCGTGAAGAAATTAAAAAAATCAATGACGAACACAGAGAGGAAGTGAGAGAGATTACAAAAGCATTAGAGAATAATACACTAGCACTTACAAAATTATGCGAGAAAATGGGTGATTAAAATGGACAAAATAATTGTATACATACCGCAGAATTGCGATAATATCGAAGAAAAAGAAGCAAGAAAAGAAATTGAAAGACTTAAACGTTCCGGATTTCGTGTTGAAATTGTAAATAAATGGAACGATATGAATTTTAACAGTACAGAAAATGGAATTTTGTACAAAATAACTGCCAACGTTTTAAACGTAAGAGAAAAACCGACAGTCTTTTCTAAAAAAGTAGGGCAAGTTCGCAAAAATGAAGTTTATACAATCGTAGAAGTTCGTGGAGAATGGGGACGATTAAAAAGTGGTTTAGGTTGGATTTCTTTAGAATATGCAGAAAGAGGGTGATTGAAATGGGAACAGCTTCACCATACGCTAAACAGATTTGGGATTTTTTTATGACAGAGGGTAGAATACATAATGAAATCGGTGTTGCTTGTTTGATGGGGAATTTTGAGGATGAAAGTGCAAATTTGCCGTTCAGAGTGCAAGGGGATATAGGAGACCCTAATTATACAAAATCACACACGTATACAAGCAACGTAGACAGCGGAACAATTACAGAGCAAACGTTTGTAAATGATTCAAAAGGTTACGGGCTTGCTCAATGGACGTACCACAGCAGAAAACAAGGTTTATACAATTTAAAAAAATCTAAATCAGTTTCTATCGCAGATTGTTTAACGCAATGCGAATATTGTATGAGCGAATTATCAACCGGTTATGCAGGAGTTTTAACAACATTGCAAAACGCAACAGATTTTGCCACAGCGTCAAATACTGTTTTGCACAACTACGAACAACCGGCAGACCAAAGTACGACCGTTGAAAATGAGAGAATAGCATTTTCAAAATCTATTTATGAACAGTTTCATGGTTCAGCACCAGAACCGCCCACACCAACACCGACAGCAACTAAAAAAATGCCGTTGTGGTTTTATCTCAAAAGACATTTATAGAAAGGGGAATAAAAATGACATTAGACGAAGTAAAAGAAATTGTAAAACCGCTCTTAAGCGGTATTGTTTCGGGCGAAATTCCCGAAAATGCGGAAGAAATTATTCAGAATATCATTGATGATTATTCAGAAAAATCAAATGAAACAGTTGAAAATGAATGGAAAGTAAAGTATGATGCTTTGCTTGAAAAATATACAGACCGTTTTTTGAATGGCGAAGAATCCGAAGAATCCGAAGAATCCGAAGAATCCGAAGAATCCGAAGATGAAAAAACAGAAACTATTGACACGATTTTTGAAAAAGAAGAAAGTGAGGATTAAAAATGGCAATTATCCCAAAATCAGTTGGCAGTAAATGGAAAAATTCCGCTAATATTATCAATGCGATTAAATCAACAGATACGGCATTATTTACTTTTGATGATGCAGAGTACAATATTGATAGTATTTCAGCAATCGGAACTATCGTATTATCTGATTCAGTAATAATGAACCGCTTTATCTCTGCTTTAATTAACAGAATTGCGAAAGTTGTTTATACAAGTTTCATGTATGAGAATCCGCTTGCACGTTTGAAACGTGGAAAATTAGAAACCGGAGAAATTGTAGAAGAATTAGCGTTTCGCTTATGTGAAGTACATAGCTATGATTCAACAGATGATATTGCTTTTATGAAGCAGGAAAAGCCTAAAATGTTGTCAGCAATTCACAAGTTGAACTATCAGAAATATTATAAGCAGACAATTAACAGAGCAGAACTCCGACAGGCATTTTTGACACTTGACGGTGTTGAAAATTTAGCAACACAGGTTATCAGTATGATGTACACATCTGCTTCATATGATGAATTTCTGTGTATGAAATATACAATCGGACGGTCAGCCTTAAACGGTTTATTAACTAGAGAAAGTATTCCTACAGTTTCACCGGAGAACATGAAAAGAGTAGCTTCTAAGATTAAATCATTATCAAATGAACTCACTTTTGTTAGAACTGTTTACAATCCGGCAAGTGTTGAAACTGTAACGCCTAAGGAAAATCAGATTGTACTTGTCAATTCTGAATTTTCTGCTGATTTAGATGTTGAGGTTTTAGCGTTTGCCTTTAACATGGATAAAGTAAAATTTGCAGGTCAGCAGATTATGATTGACAAATTCAATGATTCCGAAACAGAAAGAATGTCAGCATTACTCGGAGATAATGCAGATTACAAAGCGTTTACACCCGAAGACGTAGCATTATTAAATACTATTCCGGCATACATTATTGACGATAGACTTTTTCAGATTTACGACTATCTCGAAGAAACCGGTTCGGCAGAAAATCCGGAGAAATTGTATTTCAATTATTGGTTGCATACATGGAAAATTATCTCAACCTCTCCATTTGTAAATGCTATCATGTTATCATCTGATACACCGGTAATTGACAGTGTAGTTATCACACCGGACACCGCCACAGTAACAAAAGGTCAGAGCTTGCAGTTTTCAACAACTGTTTCCGGTAGCGGTTTCTATTCCAAAGCGCTTAAATATGAAATTATTGAAACTACTGACAAATCGGAGATTGATTCAACCGGTAAATTAGTAGTCGGTATTGATGAAGCAAAAACAAAATTAACAGTCAAAGCAACAAGTGTCGAAGATAGCACAAAGACAGCAACAGCAGTTGTAACTATTAAATAAATTGAAAGTTGAAAAGTGGAATTTTAATAGTTCCACTTTTCGCTAGAAAGGTTCTTTATGCAAAATATAATTGCTATAAACCCAACAACGAATTTGTCAATTTGTAAAAATGTGAGCCTTGACAATACTTACACTGATACAATGACATTTGCTAATGCGACCGCACAATATACATTTTTTAAAACAAAAGAGAAATATTTTTTTGAACAATTAACACCTATTGATATTAAAAATAATACGATACGTGTCAACGTCAATGCTAATAATCTTTATGATTGTAATTACATTATTTTTCAAAATTCTAATTGGTCGGCAAAATATTTTTACGCATTTATTACAGATATAGAATTTCTATCTCCAGACGTTAGCTCGATAACTTTTGAAATTGATGTTATGCAGAGTTGGTATTTTGATATGAAAATTCAACCATCTTATGTATTGAGAGAACATATCACAACAGATGCTATTGGAGCGAATACGCAACCCGAACCCTTGAATATTCCTTTTTACACGTACAGCAATGAGGGAACTAGCGGCTTTTTCAGATTTGACAAATTTTATATTGTGGTTGCAAGTAGTTATTCCGGTCAAGCTAATTCAATAGGGGATTTAAAAGGTGGAGTGTTTAGCGGTGTACACTATTTTTATTATCTACCAAACGAAGAGGGGATAGCAGATTTAACAAGTTTGTTAGATACATTGCTTGAACTAGGCAAAGAAGAAAACATAGTTGACATTTTTATGTTCCCTTATGAGTTTTTTCCTAGCGGAAATAATGCGGTTTTAAAAGAAATCAATATCCCAAAAGCAACTTATATTGATAACTTAGACGGATATAAACCGAAAAATAATAAATTATTTTCATATCCATTCAATATGATAAATGTTGACAATGGTTGCGGTTCAGAAAGGGATTTAAGAATTGAAAAATGGCAAGTTGATAATAATAATTTAGTATTTGATTTTTACGGCACAATATCAACGAATCCAACAGTTATTGCTTTTCCAAAAAATTATAACGGTGTGACATATGGAATTAAAGATATTATTGAAATTTCTAATTTCCCAAAATGTAGTTGGAGTGGAAACTCATTTAAAGCGTATTTAGCTCAAAATGCAACCGGAATAGCAAGTAATCTGATAACAAATGTTGCTAGTTTCAACGCAGTTGGAACAATCAACGCAGTATCGAATTTAGCACAACAAGCTATTGCTCCGGAATATAAAACATTTGGCAGTACAAATGGTTCAGATGTTAAATTTTCTAGCGGTGTGTTAGACATTAAATTTAGACAAAAATGCATAACAAGAGAATACGCTAAAATGTTTGATGATTATTTAAGTAAATTTGGTTACGCCACAAATTTATTAAAAGTTCCAAATATTATCGGTCGGAAATCATGGAATTATGTCAAAACTGAAAAAGCGAATATAAATGGGTCAATACCGTTTAACCATTTATCGAAAATCAAATCAATTTTCAATAACGGCATTACATTTTGGCATGGTGATTTTGTCGGAGATTATACAAGAGATAATTAGAAAGGCTGTGAGTGTGGATAAAAAAAGAAAAAAGGTTGGGATGTTTTTAATCCTAAGAATATTTATAATGATTTTACAGATACAGCTTTTATGAATAATTCCACTTATTTAGACTATTTTTACAGAATGAGGGAATTGTGGTTGTCATTATATAAATTTAAAAATTTACCGGAAGAATTAGACAGACGGTTTCTAATGACTACATTATTTGAAAATACACAAGTTGCTTTTTTCTATGATGAAATTATGAAAAAAATGATTGTATTACCTTATTCCCCGATAGGGAAATTAGATTTACAAAATCTGCCGAACAAAATTAGAGTAATTAGTAGTACCGGATATAGCAGGATGTTGGAACGTTCACAATATGAACTATTACATATCAATTACAGTCGGCTAAATCCTCAATACACAATTCAATTATTTGCGTATAGACTATATGAGATTCAAAGGTCGATTGATGTAAACATTCAAAATCAAAAAACTGCTAAAATTGTATGCGTGCCGGAACAACAACGCCTATCATTTGAAAATTTTTTTAAAGATGTTAAAGGAAATGTACCGGTTTTATTTGTAAGTGAAATGTTCGACATCGAAAACATAAAACAATTCGATTTGCAACCGGAATATATCAGCGATAAGCTAGACATACATAAGAACATGGTGTGGAATGAATTTCTAACATGGTGTGGTATTGAAAATGCTAACAATGATAAAAAGGAACGCCTTGTTGCAGACGAAGTTGGTTCTAATTTCGGGAATGTTGAAATGTCAAGAAATACAACTTTGGAAAGTCTAAGAGAGGATTTAGATAGAATTAACAGACATTTTGACTTAAATATTACAGTTGAATTTAACAGTAATTTAGTTACTCCGGTAAATGTTTCACGTGAAACATTATCAGAAAGTGAGGAATAAGAAAATGAGTAAGTATACAATCTCAATTTTAGAATTGATTCGAGAATATACAGCAGATTCAACATTGCCGATTTCTAAGCGAATTGATTTAGCCATTCCGAAAATTTTTGATTTTAATTTTCCGATTTATGAAGAAAGTCGCAGAGTAGTTTTAGAACGTAAAATTCTTATGCATTATCTGAATAAGGAAATCGGACTTGAAACTCTAGACTTATGGAAGTTGTATTTAGAAAATCGGTTCAATGAAATCATGCCTTATTATAATGAGTTATACAGATTGCAAAATGAAATGATGGGAATTGATTTTCTACATGACACCGATTTAAAAATCAACGAAGAACACAGCGACACAGAAAGCGGAACGCAGGAAAATAAGTTAGATACAACTAACGAAACAATAGGAAAAAATACAGAAAAAGATACTTTATCAAGTACTACTACAACATCTGAAAGTACTGTGGCGACTAGCATCGGAACAACAACAAATACTACAACATCATCAGAATCAGTAGAAAATAAAGAAAAAGGAACACAGACAATTAGCGATACGGCAACATCTGCTACAACAACTAACGGTTCAGAAAATGCAAGTAGTAATACGGTAACAAGTTCTTTTCCACAAGGTCGGCTTGCCGGTGGAAATTATGCAGATGGTTCTAGTGACACAACAACAAAAAACACAAGTACTACAACAAATAATGTAGAAAGTACAGATAATAAAACAATCAGTGACGATAAAACAGCAACACAAACTTCTACTTCACAGACTAAAAATGAAGGCTTGAATAGTGATAAAACAGAAACAACACAAAGTTCAAAAAATGAACAAAGCGGCACTAGAGATAATTTACAAAATAGCAATCTCAATTCGTCCGGTAGTCAAAGCGGTACAGAAAATTTTGAAAATAATAACAGCGGAAACCGAAACGAGAAAAAGTACGGTTTATCCGGCAATCGAACAATCGCGTCAATGATTTTAGAATATCGTGATAGTATTTTAAACATTGATAAAATGATTATTGACGAATTAGCAGACCTTTTTATAACAATCTATTGACAGATTGAAAGTTGTTCTGTATAATTGAAAATAGAAAGAGGTGGTTATATGATTCTTCCTAGAACTAGATTAGTTCTTCCGACCGTATATGATGAATGTTTATCATATTATGAGCAACTTAAAAAATTGACAGAATGCGTAAAAGCATTAGCGGATGATTTAGAAAGTACTGATACAGATGTTTTGAAAAAAGCTAATGACTATACAGATTCCGCAATCGCAAAAGTGAATACTGATTTTTCAGCATTTAAAGAATTTATTGAATTGGAAAATAAAAACTTCTACGATTCGATAAATCAGAAATTGACAGAAAACAAAGAATTGTTAGATTCTGAAATTGCAGAAATGCAAAATGAAATTAAGTCATTTATTGATTTAATGAATTTGGAAAAAACAGAATTGAATAATTCAATAAGTGATTTGTATTTGAAAATTTCTGAAATTCAGTCAAATGAAGAACGGCGTTTTGATGAAATTGAAAAACGTTTATTAAAAATCATTGAAAATTCACTTGCAACAAAATCCGGCAATTACATTTTCGTTGTAAATCCTATTACCGGAAAAGTTGAGAAATTGAATAATGTCTTAGAACAGTTTTACAATTTCTTTATTGTTTTAGGCGGTATCACCGCTAGGCAGTATGACGATATGGAAATTACAGCAATCGAATTTGATAATGAGAAAATCACAGCTTCGCAATTTGATGTAAAAGCGTATTTCTTATTTTTCGACCGTATCAAATTATCTCCGGTATACCGGACGATTACAGCAGTTAAAAATAATTTAGAAAATAAATTATTAGTTGTTGAAAACAAAAGTTATATGCTGTCACCGTTCAGCGGTCTTAAAACATTAGTTTCAGACGTTGTTCAGAAATTATCAAATTTACATAAGAATTTTTTATCAGCTAGTGAATATGATGGTAAAAATCTCACAGCTGAAAACTATGACGATTTAGCACTAACAGCGTACAACTACGATTGGAACGCTAAAAATTTAATCAATTAAGAAAGAGAGGATTTAAAGAATGAGTGCAAGCAGAAAAACAGAAAATTTTAATTTACCGCTTTATAGTGCAGATGATACTACAAGTTGGTTAGTGGATTTTAATGGGGCAATGTCCGAACTTGAAACACATTTAACAAACATGAGAAATAATCTTACAACAGATGGCGAAGATATAGACAACTTAGAAAAAGCGGTTGCTAATTTAAACAAGACAACTTCACAGCTTACCGATTCTGTAATTAAAGTGCAGGAAAGTGGAAAAAGCAATTCATCAGCTATTACACTTTTGCAAACACATGATAACGAACAAGATGCACGACTTACTGTTTTAGAAAGTGATGTTAGTAACGCAACAAATAAATTAGATGATGTTTCTAATAAAGTTGATTCAGTAACAGAAAAAGAAACAGCGTTAGAAACGAGTTTAAAACTTAGTACAGTAGCTAACACACCTTTAAATAATGCAAGTATTAAAAATATGACAGATATGTCGCATAAAGGAAATACAACTGATGGTTCAATTACAACATATGAAAATTCTATTTTAAGAAGTGCTATTTTAACTATGTCAATTTCTAATATTGGGAGCGTTGAAATACCTTATTACAGCATTACAACGGGAGGGACATTTGGTGACGGAATTTTGCCAAATACAGTAATTGGTAATGTCGAAATCAGAAAAAACAATAAGAATTTGGCAGTTAAAAGTAATGTATATCTGACAGCAACTGGTTATCTTACCGTTGAATTTGAAACAAATGTTGCATTAAGCGGTTCGGAGAGTATTACAATCAGAGTACAAGGATTAAAAAGTGAGGTGTAAATATGAGTTATTCAAAAAGCACAGATTTTTTACACTTGCCACAGTATTCAGAAATGGACGTTTTAAACGTCCTTTCTGATTTCAACAAAGCAATGTACAATATTGACGTTGGTGTATCTACAATTCACATGATTGTTAATAATGTATTATTAAAAGGAAATCTAACTGATGAAGAAGTGCAAGAATTGAAAACACGAGTTGATACTTTAAGCGAAAAGAGCGAAGCATTAGAAGCAACGCTGAACGCTCTTAGTTCAAATCTTGAACAGTTTGAAAATTCAACAAATACAAACTTGGAAAATATGAATAATGCGATTTTGAAATGTGCCACAGAAAAACAGTTAGAAGAACGTTTCGAGTTGCTTATGGCTGAAAATAGTGCGTTGAGAAGCAACCTAGAAAGTGTAGAAGAATTAAGCAATGCTAACAATACTAAAATTCAAAGATTAAACAGCTACGTGCCGGAATTTACACATACAACTAATGTAAGTTATAGCGTTAATACCGCAAGCGAAAACATTATTTCAAATCCAGATATTAAAATTGAAACTAGCACGTATGGAATGTATCGCAAGCATGATATTTATTTCTCGTTTGATTACAGCACAACACAAGAAATCACACACAATATGGAGTTGGGTTTTGCGGACATTGCACCGATACATGACCTACTTTATAATAACGATTTTATTGGAAAATGTACCGTAACCGCTACCGGTTATACGAGTGGTGGTAATGTTATGCCGATGAGTGCAAATATCGGAGTTCGACGTGGGAAGTTGGTAATTATTTTTACTGACACCGATAATAGATACTTACCGAATAATAGCAACAGCCATATTACTGTGCATATCTCTGGATTCACTGTAAGAAGTGACATTTAACCCAAACATTCATTTGATACCTACCGTCCGTCTATGACGTACACACATTCAAAAAGTGTTCGCCATAGACGGACACTTTTTGCCCCTTTTTTCGAGTAGTGTCCGTGTGTAGCGGACAGTGGATAACTTTTGTGTATAACTTGTGGATAATGTGGATAACTTGTTTTGTCAATGGTAATGTTGCACAAAGTTTCACAATTAGTTTGTATAGTTT